GGGTACGTTTAGATTATCTAAGAATTTTACTATTTCAGATTTATCACCTGGTTCTTTAGGGTTGAGGCCATTAGTTTCGCAGCGCAATTTGACATCTAAAGAAATTGTTATCAATATGCGAATATTGGCTGAAAATGTATTAGAGCCCCTTTTAGCAAAATTTGGTATATTTCAAATAAACAGCGGATTAAGAAAAGCGGGAACATCCTCATCTGCTAGCGATCATGATATAGGTTGTGCAGTCGATATTCACTTTGGAACAGTTCCGTTTGAATCTTTGAGTAAATCTCAAAAGAATGTGGATCGATTAAAGCATATTAAAATTGCAGAATGGATGACACAAAATGTCCCATTTAAACAATTATTTTTAGAATTTAAAACAGATACAATTTATTCTAGAGATATTACAAGCTTTTGGATTCATGTTGCATTACAAACTAAAGATAATACTGTAATTCGGCCAAAAAGCGGAACAATTGCATGCGTAATGGATGGGGCATATCCAAAACTTGATTCGAATGACGAACCGATTATAGGTAAAAATGGAAAACCAGAAACCTATATGCGATGTGCACCTGAAACTATAAATCGTTTACCTAGACCTCCCGCAGAGACATAATAAATATCAATAATGGCTACTAGTAAAAATACAAAAACTTTCGTCGATCTTGATTTGTCTTTTAAGGCAAATCCTTTTACTAAAGATATCTACCTAAAAACCGACGAAGAAGCAGTAAAGACTGCGCTAAAACATCTAATACAAACTAAAAACTTTGAGCGCCCGTTTCATCCGGAAATAGGCACACAAGTATATTCCTTATTGTTTGAAAATTTTTCCCCGGCGGTTCGTATTGCTTTGGAAAGAACTATTCGAGAAACTATAGAAAAATTTGAACCTCGAGTTAGAATAATTAGTATAACTGTACAGGAAACCGTAGAATCTAATGATTTAGCAATCAATATAGTATTTGCACTAAAGAATACGGATACGCCTCTAACGATAACAACCTTTTTAAGTCGAGTAAGATAAATGGCAAATTATAGAATTTCTGAATTAGATTTCGATGAAATAAAAATAAATCTAAAACAGTTCTTAATTAACTACAGAGATAAAGATAAAAACCTAATCTTTAAAGATTATGATTTCGAGGCTTCCAGTTTATCTATTTTATTGGATCTGTTATCATACAATACTCATTATAACGCATATTTAGCAAACATGGCTGCGAATGAGATGTTTTTAGATTCTGCAGTAAAAAGAGAATCTGCAGTATCAATATCAAAACATCTAGGGTATACCCCGTTATCTTATAGGAGTGCAAAAGCGCAGGTTAATTTTGCTATTGCAAACCCTGCAGGGAATCCCACTACTTTAACTTTGCCTAAATTTTCGCCCTTCTCTACTATTATAGATGGGACAATTTATACTTTTGTAAATTTAGATGCTGTTACTATTAGCCCAGTTAACGATGAATATTTGTTTTCAAATGTAGAATTAGTCGAAGGTCAACCTTTAAATTTTACATATAGAGTCAATGCATCGGGACCAGACGAAAAATATAGTATACCAAATAATAATATAGATACAAGTACTATCAGAGTAGTAGTACAAAATTCGTATTCAGATACTACGCAAACTACATATACAGTAGCAGGAAACTTGGAAGCTCTAACTGGACAATCGCAAGTATATTTTATAGAAGAAAGCCCAACAGGATATTATGAGATATTTTTTGGTGACGGGGTATTAGGTAAAAAGTTGTCTGACGGAAATTTAGTTAGAATAGAATACCTAGTTAGTAACGGATCCAAATGTAATGTATCTAATGAAATTGACCAAGAGTTTTCATTACAAACTAATGTAGGTGGTGTCAATTTGGAAGCGCCTATTATAGCATCTCGCAATTCTACAGGTGGCGATGAAGCAGATAATTTAGAAGAAATAAAATTTAAAGCTCCAAGATTTTTATCATCTTTTAATAGAGCAGTTACTGCAAATGATTACAAAGCAATTATTGAATCAAATTATCCGTTAGTAGAATCAATTTCTGTTTGGGGCGGCGAAGAAAATATTCCTCCAGTATACGGCAAGGTATTTATTTCTCTAAAACCATATTCGGGATATACTATTAATACGGAACTTAAAGAAAAAATAAAATTGGAAATTTTGGCAGATAGAAAAATGATGTCTATAATTCCAGAATTTAAAGATCCAAATTATTTGTTTATTACAGTAAATGCAAAAGTAAAGTTTGATCCTAAAAATTCTAAGTATAATCAATCGGAAATTACTACTTTGGTTAGAGCAAAAATCGAAGAATATTTCCAACAGGAATTGCAAAAGTTCGATAAAGACTTTGTTTATTCTAAATTATCCAGAGCAATTGATTCTGTTGATATATCTATATTGGGCAATGTAGTATCTTTCCAAATACAGAAAAGAATATCGCCGTTAGTGAATACTGAAAGTATTTACACTGGAACATCTGCATTAAAATTTGCAAATCAATTAGTATCGAATACAATACAATCTACTGCGTTTTATTATAAAAAAGATAACATAATATATTCGGTATATATTAAAGATAATTTAACTGCTGGTACTACAGGTATACTAAATCTATATAACACGTCAACCGACGCAATACTAGTGCAAAATATTGGCACTGTTGACTACGCCCGCGGAGTAATTACTATTCCTAGTTTAACTCCTGCCGGGTATTATGAAAATAATAATGATATAAGAATTTCTGCAAAGATAACAGAATTAGATATACAATCTAGTAGAGATTTAATTCTAATTGTAGATGATAGTACTTCTAGCAGCATTATAAAACGAAGTGCAGGTTTAACCGTAACCATAGCAGTCTAAAATGAATAATATTTACGAATCAGTCCGATTATCTGGACCTTTGAAAATTTATGGTACATCTAAGCCAGATAATCTAGATAATTCTCAGTTCAAAAATTCTTTGACTGGGTGGTTTTATCCTTTGTATATAACCAGAGGAGAAGCCATACAAGCAGATTTAGATAGAGGCGGAAAAGGCATATATCAAGTAGTAACTTTTTATCAAAGAACCGGTGAATTTTACATACCGGATACTTTTATAAATTTAGGCAAATTAAAAGATCCGCTAGTATATACATTGTATGAAGGCGATGGTGCGGAGAATCCTTTTAAGCGAATACAAAATCGATTATCATTATTAATTGCAGATCAATTACCAGATTTTATACAAGATGAATATGGCATGTTTGTTATATTCCTAAAAGCATATTATGAGTTCTTAGAGCAAAATAATTCTGCGCAGGAAGTATTACAAGATTTATCAAAATATTCAGATATAGATACTACATCTACGGATTTAATTGAAAAATTTGTGCAGAACTATGCAAATGATTTGACTCAATCTAAATTGGCAAATAATAAATTTTTAGTTAAAAAGATACGAGAAATCTATAACAAAAAGGGTACTGAACCCGCATATAGATTATTGTTTAACATTCTTTATAAAGAAACAATTAGTTTTTTCTATCCTTACGAAATTGTTTTAAAACCTTCATCTGGAAAATGGATAACACCCAGAGCTTTACGAGTTAAGCAAACAAATGCTAGGCAAAATGTATTTGAATTCGAAAATACCCAAGTGCAAGGAAGAACATCAAAAGCAAGTGCAATCGTAAGTAAAGTAATTAAAATTAATTTAGATGAATTTGAAGTGTATGAATTACTTTTAGATACGACTAGTGTATCAGGTAATTTTTTGAAAGATGAACCAATTGATGCAATAAAAACTATTTTATTATCCGGAGAAATTCGCAACTTCACAATTTCTCCTTTAAGTGCGCAGGTATATTCTGTATTAAGTAAAATAGATATACTAGATGGCGGACTAGGATATAAGAAAGGGCATCCAATACAAATAACGGATACAGAAGGAAAATTAGCAAAAGCAACAGTTAATAATGTTAATAGATTTGGGACAATTACTGCGTTTAACATTGTTGAATCAGGTGTGAATTATAGTAATAATACAAGCATCGATCCAGGGTTGCCTACAGAATTACTTTCCGGAACATATTCGTTCTTTAGAGGGGCAGTCACCGTAACATTTCCATTGCAACATGGATTAGTTCGAGGAAAAAATATTGAGGTATTTTATTCTGGAAATATTTTTAGTCCAATTGACAATACGTCGCATAAGGCAGTTGTTGCGTCAGTTCCAAATGTAAGAACAATTAGATTTAGATATCCAGGAATTTAAAAAATGGCAACAACTAATCCAATAGTAAAATTATACATTTCTTCGCCTACCCCTATCGTAAGTGAAGGGCAGGTAGCTAGATTTGATATACGAGCATTAAATTTAAATCCTGGTACAGTTGTTCCATATCAAATATTTGGTATAAGCCAAGCAGATTTAATTGGTGCGATGCAAACCACAGGAAACGTAACGTTTACTGCAACCGGTGTTGCAAATGAATCTAATGCGAATATTAGTTTGGCAATTACTGAGGATTTTGTAACAGAAGGACCGGAAAGTATATTTCTTTTATTGCAGCCTAGCTTTCCATATTCATTAGAGATATCTTCCACAATTACAGTACAAGACACATCTATAAACGTAGATCCGGTTTATAATATTAGTGTAGATACAACAACGGTAATTGAAGGTGAAAGTGTAACATTTACTTTAACTACGTATAATGTGCCTGCGGGTAGTATAATCCCATGGGAGTTAGTGCCGTTAAGTGGTGATATTACTATTTCAGATTTTTCGAATGTTGCGGCATTAACTGGATACTTTCCTCCAACTGTAAGTGTAGGCAATGCAAATGTTTCAAGTTTCATAGTAACTACCCGAGATGATTTTATCTTTGAACAAACAGAAACCTTTTATTTGTCGTTATTAAACAATGCTACTGCAAGTCCAATAGTTAGAATTATAGATTCGGGTAACACGTTAATAACTACAGATAATACGTTTACCGGAAATATTACTGTAAAATTTTTAGATAAGGCAATATTAACTGCAAATATTGGTAGCATTTCATCGGGTAAAAGTTTTTGGGATGGCACTACGGGATTACTTTCAGAAGATATGGTTCTTCAAGGTAAATTGCCCTACGGAAACGAAGATACATTAGCATTTTATCATCCCTTTTCTTATGTTATAAGATCAACTAAATCTATAGAAGAGTGGCGAGATTCTATAAAGACTTTATTACATCCTGCAGGATTGACCATTTTTAGTGAAATAAATAATGAGACTCTACCGAATTCCGTTTTATCGTTATCGCCAAAATCTGTAGATGATTCTACAACAGGTGTGATAGATATTGTAAGCGTAAATAACAATATATCTAGCTCATCCAACAGTTTTACTGTAGATTCAGTAACCTTTTAATCTAATAGATAATAAATAATAAATGCCGAATTTAGTTACCAACCAATTTAAAATCGTAAATGCGAAAAATTTTATTGCTCAGTTTTCTGACTCTAATAATTCTTTGTATTTGTTTCTAGCTAAACCTAGTATTTGGTCAACTGAATCAGAGTTACCAAATGATCCTGTAGATACTCAGCCGTCCTATTTTAATATCTGGGACGAAATGATTAGCTTAAAAAAGATAAATCCGGTAAATATAGTCTCAGTAGTTAAACGAATAAATTGGGTAAGAAATAGTGTTTATGCCGAATATTCCCATGATGATGCAAATCTATATCTTAAAAATTACTACGTAATTAATAGAGATTATGATGTATATAAATGCATAGATAATGCAAAGGATGCAGAATCAACAATTGAGCCTACCGGAAAAAGTTTAAACATTTTTAGTACTTCGGATGGGTATAAATGGAAGTATTTGTACACAGTATCGACATCTGATAGACTCAAATTTTTAACTGATAATTGGATGCCTGTTAGAACAAATCCAGATGTAGCAGCGGTTGCTAAAGATGGGGCAATTGAAAATATTAAAATCCTTAATGGTGGTATAGATTATTCTGTACGAGCAAATGTTATTATTACGGGTGATGGCACAGGTGCTAATATTACAGCTAGACAAAGTTTAGGTGTGATATACGATTTTAACTATATTAATACTGGAACAAGATATAGATTTGCGAAAGCGGTTTTATCTGATAGTAATAGTAGCGGTAGAAGTGCAAATATAAAAGCAATATTGAGTCCATTAGGTGGACATGGGTCTGATCCAATCGCAGAACTTAATTCTAACTATATTATGATTAATGTTCGCACAAATTATAATGAAGGATATGGGGATTTTCCTGCAGGATTTTCATATAGAAAATTAGGCATTATACGAAATCCAAAAGATATAACAGGAAATATTGCATATAGCTCTACTTTAAGTTCGTTAAATGGATTGTCATTAACAAACAGTAATGGTACTTTTTTAAATAATGAATTTATAGAAGGACTTGTATCTGGCGCAAATGCGTATGTAGTAACTGCAAATATTGTAACCGGCAATGGATATATAAAACATATTCAGTCGAATGATTTAACATATAATTTTAAGAATTTTGCAATAGGTGAACAGATAGTAGGAATGGTCTCAGGCGCTACCGCTACCGTTTCTAATACTTTATTAGCAGAAGTAATATCGGATACTGGAGAAATTCTGTATATTGAAAATAAATATCCAATTACTAAGTTACCCGATCAAACAGATAGTTTACATCTTGTATTAGAATTTTAAGGAAAAACCATGGCAGTAAATACTTCAGTCTCCCCATATTTTGATGATTTTGACGAAACTAAAAATTATGTTAAAATACTATTTAAACCCGGATTTGCCGTTCAAGCAAGAGAACTTACTCAAACGCAATCTATACTGCAGAATCAAGTAAAGGCAGTAGGCAATTTCTTATTCTCAGATGGGGCAAAAGTAAGAGGACCGAAGCCATCGGTAAATGAAAATTCTCGAACAATTAAGTTAAAAACTACAGATGCTCTCGGTATACCTATAAATCTACAAAGTTTGCTAGGTACATATGTTACCTCAGCAGATTCTGAAGTATTAGGTATAGTGGAATTTGTTTATGAAGCGGATGATCCTAATATAGGTGATCCTCCAAGTGTAGTTGTGTCTTTAAAGAGATACAATACTTCTAATGCGGGTATGTTTAATCAAGATACACAATTAGATTTTTATCTTGATTATACCGATGCATTAAACAAATATACTCCCAATTATACTGCATTGACCGCAACAGATATTACAAAGAATGCGATTTGCACCGTTACGCAATATTCTACGTTTGTTACATTAGACAATCCTAGTACAATTATAGAAGTAGGTGATCTTTTAGTTCATCCTAAGATTTCAAAATTAATATATGTGACATCTATAGTAGGTACACAGACATTAGAAATAAGCGAGCCACCTGGCACTTCTTTTGGTAGTGAAAATATTTCGTTTGTGAATAAAGCAACAAACCCTACTACAATTTTTACACAAGATACCGCAGTATTTTATAAATCTGGGTATTTTATAACATGCGTAAATCAAAAAATTGTACCGGATAAAAGAACCGCATATCCGACTAAGTTAATTGCATTTTTATCGGATCAACAAATTATTACAAGTGACGATGATCCTAGCTTATTAGATCCTGCATTAGAAAGTTCTAATTACTTTGCATCTGGTGCTGATAGATTAAAAATTGATTTAAATTTAGCGTCTTTAGATTTAGCAAATACTACAGAAGAAGATAAAAATTTAATACCATTATTAGTTTTCAATAAAGGCAAAATTGAATATAACGTAGAGCTTTCTAATGATGCAGAATTAGATAAAAAATTGGCGGAAAGAACATATGACGAATCGGGTAGTTATGTTGTAGACCAATTCCAAATATCTGCAGATAATACGTTAGAAGCAAACGTAGATATGAGATTTAAAATATCTCCAGGTAAAGCATATGTGGGTGGGTATCAAGTTAAAACAGTCGATAGTACAGAAATTCTTGTACCTAAGCCAGGCGCGACTGAAACCAAATTAGGATTTAATGTTAATACTACATACGGAAATTATTTTAGAGTAAATGGTTTAAGTAAAAAAATTATTTCTCCGTCGGATTTAGTTGCAAGCTCATTATTTTTAGAATTACACAATGTAGAAAATCCTACATCAAGTGATACTTTGGTTGGTACGATAACCTATAAAAATATAGAATATGATAGTTATATTGATTCCGTTACAGGAACCGTATTAAAATTATTCTTTCATGATTATTCGCCAGTTAAGGAAGCGTCTGCATCTTGGTCAGAATGGGCTTTTAAATATAATATACCAGTAGAAGAAGGACAATATATAGCTTCGGAATTATATACGACGAATGCTCTATTAGGAAATTTTGGTGCTGCAAGTACACCGTACTATGGTATTTACAGAGAACCGGATACTGGAGGATTGGCGTATTGGCATTCCGGATGGGTTGCAGCAGGAAAAGACATTTCTAAAATTAAAGAAAATTTTGTATTTTCTATTCCATCCGGGGATATTGATTATGATAGAGTTAGAACAAGTGTAAAGACATACTTAGAAAGAATTAATAATAGTCCATTCTATGACGGATTATTAAATACTAGACAAATTCGAAGTATAGTAGGGGTTGCGAATAATTTAACATCGCATGGAACATCTGCGACCTATTCTAATCCATTCTTTTATGCAAAAATTGCCGCTAGCGGAATTAATACCAAAAGCGGAGAAGCAATATTCTTTGATAGTAATAAAGATACTACATCGTTAATATCGCCAATTAGTAAATCTTATATTAAAACTTTAGATAGATTAAATACAAATTATACCAAAGTTGTTTCAAGTGCAGTATTCTCCTCAGGCACACATTCTAGAACAGTGTCATATCCAGAAACATTTGCATTGGGAGACGGAGTAATTCCTGCTAGCACTGCAAGAGCAAACTTCATAGTATTAGTTAAAACGGGTGCAACCGTAAATGTTCCATTAGGTGTATTTAATTTTGAAAATGGTACCGTAACGATTTCATCAGATGCAACTACCGTAAATTTTGATTTAGGTGATCCTACCTTTACCGGGCTTTGCGATATTGCAATGGTTATAGAAAATAATGATGTAGTTCCTAGAACTAAGACGTTAGTTGAAAATCATGCAGTAATTACAAATGTATCTCTAGCAGAACTCCCATTCTCATTAGGTGTATCAGATATTGTATCGTTTAATGGTGTTTATAAAATTGATAATGTGTCGGATACCACATGGGCAGATTGGGCAACTGAATTTGGAATACCTGAAGTAGATGGTAGGTATATTGCAGCGCAATTATATGAAACCAATGCATTATTAGGAAATTTTGGTACTCCGGCGACCGCATTTTACGGACTATATAGAGAACCCGATACGGAGGGTGTAGCATATTGGTATAATAGATGGATTGCTGCCGGTAGCAATATTAATGCAATAAAAGAAGATTTTGCATTAGCTGCACCATTTGGTACTATAGATTATGCTAGAACTCGGACAAGCTCCAAAACCTTTTTAGAAAAAGATAACAATAGTCCTTTCTATGATGGATTATCTTTTAAGTATCAGGGTCAATGGAATTCTGCAACGTCATATACATATGATGATCTTATAGTATATGGATCTGCCGTTTACAAAGCTATTGCACCGTCTGCAAATGTGTCTCCAACAGATTCGCAGACCTGGATATTAATGCAACAGGAAAATTCCAGAGACTATAATTTAGATAACGGGCAACGAGATCAATTCTACGATCATGGTACAATTACATACGTTAATCGGGATATCGAAGCAGTACCACCTGGACAGGTTTTAACCGTTATAAGTTATTTTACGCATGCAGGCGAAGGCCCCGTTACAGTAGAATCATATCCTGCGAATTTTTATAGCAGTATTCCTGTATATAAATCTGTAGTAGATGCAAAAACATATAATCTTAGAGATTGCTTAGATTTTAGACCAAGACGAGTAGATGGTTCTAAATATCAAAATTTTGATACTGCAATTATTCCGAATTCAACAGTAACTACAGAAGTAGATGTAACATATTACATAGGAAGAAAAGATAGAATTTATGTAACGAACACTCGTCAAAATTTTACTTCACCTTATGATAAGTTTTATGTCGAAGTAGGTAAAGAGTCGGTAAATCCTGAGGCAAGTACAGATAATTCAGATTTAACAAAATTATCAATTGCAACATTAGATATTCCTCCATATGCAATTAATGGGTTTGATGTTAAAATCACATACGAAGATAATAAACGATTCACTATGAGAGATATCGCTAAATTGGAAAATTTAGCAATTGACTTAGATAGAACGGTTAAATTACAAACTGCAGAACTTGCAATTTTAAAATCAATAATTTTAGATACAGATCAAGAAACAGAATTATTAAAATCTGGTATTCTAGTTGAAAATTTTGATGACTTTAATACTGCGGATTTAGCATCAGGATATTTTACTTGTGTATTAGATAATGATGCAGGAGAATGTTATCCAGGATTTGATTCTTCAAATATTGATATGTT